TGATATCATTCAATTCTTTACTGCGGACTTATCAGCAGTATTATCGCTAAACAGGGCTACACAATACTATATTCAAAATTATCCAAGATATTCTTATCCTGGTTCAGGTGAACCTGTATTATATTGGAAAACTAGTTCCGTAGAATCTTCTAGCGAATCAGGGTACTTATATTCAGTGTCAGGTAGCTTAGAGCAACCTGCACCTTTAGGTACATTCACTACAACCAATGCAAAATATGTGACGCCAGGCGCCATATTAAAATTCACCGCCCCAGTCGGCTACTATTTTGATAGCAATAACCGTTTAGTAGCAGGCGTTCCTGGTATCGGTGATTCTACTTTTATCTGGTCAACTGTATTAAATGTAGTAGGTGATGGTAGCAATAACGGATCTGGAACTTTCGCAAACGGACAAGGTCCTGTTACATTGAATGGTTATGTACCTGACGGAGTGACTCTTGCACAAGTTATCCCGGTATTTGACAACTCACTATCAGCAAACTTGATCCAAGAGTGTATCATCAAAATCGAATTGCAACAAGATTTTACACTTGTATTCAATAACTCTTTATTGATCAACCAAGAACGCTGGTCAATTAGTACATTTACAGATCCTAACTATTTTGTTAAGTTTACTAGTTTGGGAAATAACAGATACACCGTTACTTACAGATCATTGACATACTATTTTGGTAGTGTTACTGACACTCGTTTTACATTTAACAAAGACGAATTAGTTTACGATCCTTTTACTGGTAAAATTATTCAAGATTACGTAAACATTTTAGGTATCAACTCTGAATTCGGTACAAGTACTGCTTTGGGCGCAGACACTAAAGTAAATATCTTAGGTCAAACAGTAGAGAGCGATGGTTATGTAAATGATTTCCAAGTTGAAGTCGCCGCTACTGATGTAAACAATAAACAATTAGTATTAAATCCTGATTTCTTTAACGAGATCACTGGATATGTAAACAATGGCGCTAATATTGGGGTATATGTATTTTTCGAAACTATTACAGATCCGGTAAACTTAGTTAGAGAATTAATCGTTCCTAACGAAGAAGTAGTTTACACATATGCAACTAAGAATCAAATCGAAGTAGTAAAATATGAATTCCCCGTTGGACAGCTTTTCTATGCATATACTGATAATAGATTCTACAAATCAGTGCAAGACCCTACAGTAGTAACTCCTTTATATAATTTAGTAGAGCAAGTAAACTACTCAGTCAAACCAGGTAGACAGGGACTGTCATACCAGTATAGACACAATGCTAACAATACAACCCGCATTGATCCAGCGACTACAAACATTATTGATCTGTATGTAGTTACACAGTCTTATTACACAGCATATAGAAACTGGATTACTGACACAACTGATACTATTCCGGAACCTGATCAACCCACATTAAATGAATTGAACAGTGCATATCCTTTAGTACAAGACTACAAAATGTTGTCGGATTCAGTGATATTAAATAGTGTTACGTTCAAACCGTTGTTTGGTGCTAAAGCAGATCCTGCGCTACAGGGTACTATCAAAGTAGTGAAAGCAAGCAATACAAACGCCAGCAACAGCGAGATCAGAAGTGCGGTATTATCAGCTATGGACAGATATTTTAGTATTAATAATTGGGATTTTGGAGATACATTCTTTTTCTCAGAACTAAGCGCATATCTACATGAACAGATAGGTGATTTGATTAGCTCAGTTGTTCTTGTCTCAAACGATCCTGAAAAATTGTTTGGTGATTTGTATGAGATCAAATGTAGACCATATGAGATTTTTGTTAATGCGGCGACAACCAGCAATATTGTTATTGTATCAGCATTAACTCCTACGACTCTACAGTCTTAAAGGTAAGTAGATGAGCCACAGAATTAGAACATTAGATTTTTTACCAGACATATTCAAAACTTCTACTAACGCTCAGTTTTTAGGAGCGACTCTTGACCAGTTGGTCAACCCTCCTAAAAATCAAACTCTACAAGGTTATGTAGGTAGTAAATTTGGTTATGGAATCAATGCTAAAGATTACTACGTAACCGAACCAACCAAGACAAGAACTGATTATCAATTAGCACCGGGTGTCGTTTTCTTAAAAGAAAATCAAAGCACAGCGCAAGATTTCATCACATACCCAGGTATTATTGATGCTCTCAAACTAAAAGGTGGAGTGACTACAGACAACTCTAAGTTGTTTACTAGTCAGTTTTATTCATGGGATTCGTTCAGTAACTTAGACAAGTTAATTAACTACAATCAGTACTACTGGTTGCCTGACGGGCCTCCTGCTGTTACCGTAGCATCTGCTACAGTCTTTAATGAAACAGATTATGTTGTAACAGATACAGCAAATGCTTATAACATTAGAGCATTAGGTGCGGCATCAGGTTCTCTCAATCCTACAATTACATTGTTACGAGGCGGCACATATCGATTTGCAGTAAACCAAGAAACACAATTTTGGATTCAAGGTGTTCCTGGGGTCACAGGATTAGATGGTAATAAAAACACAAGAGATATCTTAGGTGTTTCTAATAACGGTGCTAACCAGGGATTTGTCACGTTCACAGTTCCTAACAGAAACGCACAAGATGATTTTATTTTTCCAGGAAACAATACAGTTGATTTAATCAGCACTAAACTATTTTCTGAGATCAACGGTAAAACATTATCAGAGTTAGGAAATATCGACGGTGTCACATCACTTGAAGGTTTAACAGTGATGTTCTACAACACCGCAGATGCTAACGAGATCGGGTTCGTTTCTGCATATTATGATGAAGCAGATTACGATGAAAACTTAGAAACTCCGGTTATTGTCGCACCAGTTACTTTGTCCATTAATCAGACTACAACATCTACTTTAGTATTAGCTTCAGGAGATACTAGTGCCTTAGTAGAAAATCAAACAGTAACATTTACTCAACCCGACGGTTTACCACTGTTAGGTGGTCTAGACGTTGATACTATCTATTATGTAAAAGATATTATCTCTCCAACAACATTTACTATCAGTGATACTGTTGCTGGTTCTACTAAGGTATTAACTGCTGACACCGGTACTATGGTAGCAAACGTCAACGAAGGTTTATTTGAAGAGGGTTTCTATACTGTAGTAAACGAAAACTTTTATTCTATCAGTTATGTTGGTGATTCAGCAGACCCTACTATCCGTTTATTACCCGCAGGAAATATTCCAACAGAAGAAAAAATCACGGTAGTTTACGGTTCACAGTTTGTTGGTTTAGAGTTTTACAGAAATACTTTAGGTCAGATTCTAGAGATTCCTTATCTGTCTTCACTACTTGACACTTTATATTATCAAGACGGTACTAATCCAAACAAAGTCGGTGTCATAAGATTAATCGAAAGCAACCTAACAAATACGCTTAATGTTGAAGAAGATATTTTAGGTAAACAAAACTTTACCTCTACTAACGGTGTAGAATTTACTAACGGATTAAAAGTTCAATTTGACGGTGATGTTGTCCCATCAAGTTACTTAGAAGGTGAATATTACGTAGAAGGTGTTGGTACTAGTATCGAACTAATTCCAGCTAGGGACTTAGTGTGTCCAGAAGACTTCACTGGTTCTACATACATTCCCTACGATTCATTACCTTACGATATTGGTCGTTTTGATCAAGAGTTGTTTATCCCTGTAGAACCAGATTATATCACTATTGCTAGAAACTCTATCAATAATAACGCATGGTCTCGTTCAAACAGATGGTTCCACATTGATGTTATCAATGCAACTGCACAGTATAACGAAGATCCTACGATCACTACAACTTACGCTACTGGTAGAAACAAAGCAAAACGCCCCATCATTGAGTTTTATCCTAACTTAAAACTATTTGATTCAGGTTCAGCAGCCAAAGCGCCTGTAGATTTTATCGACACACGCACTACAAATGCATTCACACGTGTTGCAAATCAACAGCAGTACTATCCTGATATCGAAACTTATACAACTTATACCGGTGTTATTGCTAGTGCGTCAAGTGCGACTACTACAACTATTACTATTCCTACTAGCGGAATCTTTACAACATTCCAAGTAGGAATGTATATCACAGACTCTACTAACGTATTACCTAGAAACACACAGATCGACAGCATTGATGTTTCAGGCACAAATACTATTTTAACTGTAAGCTGGCAAGATCCTGCTACTTTCTCTGCAACTACTAATTCTTCAATTGTAGGCAGTGATACTACTGTAAACAATTATGCACTATTCCAAGGTGCTAGAATCGTATTCACACAAGATACAAATCCAGACGTAAGAAATAAAATCTGGGTAGTAGGTTTCTCATCATTCACGTTTGGTTCTACTCCAATCATTACGTTGACTCCGGCAGAAGATGCATTAGTGGAAGAGAACGATCAAACTGTTGCACTCAGAGGTTATAATTATCAGGGTTCAACTTTCTGGTTTGATGGAACTGTGTGGAACGAGGGTCAGCAAAAACTTACAGTAAACCAAGCTCCATTATTTGATGTGTTCGATGAGAACGGAATCTCATTCGGCGATGCAGAATACTATGCTGGTACGTCATTTACTGGTAACAAATTGTTTGCTTACGGAATTGGATCAGGCACAAACGATCCTATCTTAGGTTTCCCTGTACGTTATTCAAATATCGATAACGTCGGTGACTTAAGTTTTGACGTATCACTAAACAAAGACACGTTCTCATACGTAACCGGCACCGATCCTATCACACAAAATGTCAATACTGGTTATGTTTATAAT